GCAAATTTCTATATTTTCTTCTTCAACTGTTCTGATATATTTATTATTTATTATCGCCATATATTTATCTACTAAAGAACTTTTATCTTGTAGAGCTTCTGTTTTATCCTTATCGGTATCATTATCAATGAATCCCTTCTCATAAAAACTATTATCATCATTATCATTATTATAACTATTATTATAATTACTAATAATTCTATCGCCGGTATTATATTCGCAACTATTGTTTTTTTCGTTATCTAAAGTTTTTTCTTCAATTTGTTTTTTATTATTTATATTATTTAATGCTTCCAAAACATTGATTGTATTAATGTTAATACCTTTCTTTTTTTTATTATTATCCTTCTTATATATTTTTGATTTAGTATTTACATCTTTTAAATAATTTAAATTTTGATTAATATCTGACTGTTTGTTTACAGTATCATAATATTGAAATAATATATCACTTGTATTTTTATAATATTCTATTTCATCTAATTTATTTAACTCATTTAATCTTGATTTTATATCTAATATTTCTTCGCTTAGTTCTATATTACTAAACCATAATTTACTATTTATATCTTTATCTGTACTATTTTTAATAATATTTAATATATTATTTTTTTCCTCTTCGCAAAATTTTAGTTTATTTTTGTAATACAACTTTTCTTTATCGCTCTTTTCAAAATCCTTTATCATATTATTATGCATTGCATCTAATGTAAAAGTTTCATTTATATCAACAGAGACCTTTTTCTTTGATGACTTCTCTTTAAACATCATTATATTTGAATTATAAATATTAAGGTTTATATACAAAATTAAATTTGTGTCATATAATCTATATTTTTTTCTCCTCTAATAGTATAAAGAATATAGCGTAAATGGGTGGTGGTCTTCTTCAATTAGTAGCTTATGGTGCTCAGGATGTTTATTTAACTGGTAATCCTCAAATTACCTTTTTTAAAGTAGTTTATCGTCGTCATACTAACTTCGCTATGGAAGCTATACAGCAGACATTTAATGGAAATATTGGATATGGAAACACAATAACCTGTCAAATATCGCGCAACGGTGATTTAATTAATCGCATGTATTTACAAGTAGATGTGCCCAAGAAAACTAGCACTGCTGCTATTGATTCATATGTTAACTACTTAGGTCTACGCTTAATAAAATCTGTAGTAGTAGAAATTGGTGGTCAACAAATAGATAAACATTATTCCGATTGGTTATACATATGGAATGAGTTATCTTTACCTATGGGCAAAAGATATGCTTATGATACTATGGTCGGTGCGGATAAAGATATAACAACTAATAAAAGTACTACATTATATATACCATTTGAATTCTGGTTTTGCCGTAATGTAGGTTTAGCACTTCCTTTAATTGCTCTTCAATATCACGAAGTTAAAGTAAAAATTGAATTTGAAACAAAAGTAAATTGTTTAATAGCTAGCTCTGTTTCTGCTACCGCCGCCGCTGCTTCTGCGCTCAACTTTCCTGAAATAAATTCCGCCTCATTATGGATAGACTATATATTCTTAGATACAGATGAACGTAGAAGATTTGCTCAATTATCTCATGAATATTTAATAGAACAACTTCAATTTACTGGTACTGAATCTCTTGTAAATAAAAGTAACCGTATTAAATTAAACTTCAATCATCCCTGCAAAGAATTAATCTGGGTAGCAAAAAGTTCTGGAACACACAAAAAAGCAAGATGGTACGATTATAATCTAGCGACATCTGCTATAGTTGAAAATACCGCGCCGTTTTCAATAGATAGTGGCAATCAATCATATAGTAGTAATTATATTTATCAAGTTACACCGACTGCTGCGAATTACAATAATCCTTTCATAACCTCTATTTTACAATTAAATGGTAATGACCGTTTTGCAGTAAGAGAAGGATTATACTTCACACACGTTCAACCTTATCAACATCATACTAATGTTCCCGTTAATAATCCTATCAATGTATACTCGTTTGCTCTTAAACCAGAGGACCATCAACCAAGTGGCACTCTCAATATGTCTCGTATAGACACAGCTACTTTAATGGTTGAAGTTCAAGATCTTTCTGCTACCGGTGTAGGTATGCCTTTAGCTACAGAATATTCTTATACTGGTATTAATATATACGCAGTTAATTACAATGTATTACGTATATTATCTGGAATGGGTGGTTTAGCGTATTCTAATTAGTTATAATAAAATGTGTTATATAATTCCCTTTTTTTTTTCTCCTCTAATAGTATAAAGAATATAGCGTAAATGGGTGGTGGTCTTCTTCAATTAGTAGCTTATGGTGCTCAGGATGTTTATTTAACCGGTAATCCTCAAATTACCTTTTTCAAAGTAGTTTATCGTCGTCATACTAACTTCGCTATTGAAGCCATTCAACAAACTTTTAACGGAACTCCTACTTTCGGCAATCGTGTTACTTGTCAAATATCAAGAAATGGCGATTTAATACATCGCGTATATTTATCTATTATTGATTATACTTCTGGTGATACTACTGCTGAAACGGTTTGTCCTTATTTCGGTCTTCGCTTAATTAATTATGTAGAAATTGAAATAGGTGGTCAAAAAATAGATAAACATTATTCTCACTGGATGTATATATGGAATGAACTTTCATTACCTAAATCTAAAAAAGAAGCTTATAAAAAAATGGTTGGTTCTAATAATACCATCGCCAGATTACAAAATGCCAATCTCTATATACCTTTAGAATTCTGGTTTTGCCGCAATGTAGGTCTAGCGCTACCTTTAATTGCTCTACAATATCATGAAGTTAAGATAAATATTTTATTCGAAGAAAAAACTAAATGCCAAGGTTCGACTTCAGCTATAAAAGAACTATCATCTGTAAATTTATGGGTCGATTACATATTCTTAGATACTGATGAACGCAGAAGATTTGCTCAATTATCACATGAATATTTAATAGAACAATTACAATTTACTGGTGCTGAAACTGTAAATGCCGTAAGCATGAAACCAAAACTATCATTTAATCATCCGTGCAAAGAATTAGTCTGGGTTTCTACTTGCGACTATCATTTATCAGACCAACATACAAAAAATAATAATTGGGTAAATTATTCTACTACAGTAAACACTTATGCTACTGATACTACATTAACTGCTACTACATTACATGCAGCAACCAGCGTAGTTACTTCAACAAACCCTGTTGTATCCGCTAAACTTGTATTAAATGGCAATGATCGCTTTTCATTAAGACCTGGTTCTTATTTCAATTTAATACAACCTTATCAACATCACGAAAATATACCTTCAAACCCTGGTATTAATGTGTATTCATTCGCTCTAAAACCTGAAGAACATCAACCGAGCGGTACTCTCAATATGTCTCGTATTGATACTGCTGTTCTTAATATAGATATGACTCCAGGATATATCAATAATGGATTCTCTAAAAATCTTCATGTATATGCTGTTAATTATAACGTATTACGTATATTATCAGGTATGGGAGGTTTAGCGTATTCTAATTAAATTATATTAATTATCTTATACGTTGTTAAATTGCTATAATATCCCTTTTTTTTTTCTCCTCTAATAGTATAAAGAATATAGCGTAAATGGGTGGTGGTCTTCTTCAATTAGTAGCTTATGGTGCTCAGGATGTTTATTTAACTGGTAATCCTCAAATTACCTTTTTCAAAGTAGTTTATCGTCGTCATACTAACTTCGCTATTGAAGCTATTGAACAAACAGCAACAGGAGGTACTTCTCTAGGTTCGCGCGCAACTTTTCAACTAACCCGCAATGGTGATTTAATACACCGTATTTACTTTTACGGAAAAATAAAAAATAATTCAGATACCACTAGTACCGCTAATAAAGTTGCATTAGTTCCTAATTTTGGACAAAAATTATTGAAAACTATTGAACTTGAAATTGGGGGTCAACGTATAGATAAACATTATTCTGAATGGTTATACATATGGAATGAGTTATCTCTTCCTATTGGCAAACGCGAAGGTTATTATAAGATGGTTGGTGCAAATAAAGATAATAATTGCACACTATTAAATGGATCTGAATCTTATGAATTATATGTTCCTTTAGAATTTTGGTTTTGTCGCAATGTAGGTCTAGCACTTCCTTTAATTGCTCTACAATATCACGAAGTTAAAATAAATATCGAATATGAAACTGCCGCTAACTTATTTGATAAAGACACTAAAAATACAACTTTTAATGATTCTATAACAAAAAACAGTAATTACACCGTAAATAACATAAGTCTAGTAGACTCTAAATTATGGGTCGATTATATATTCTTAGATACTGATGAACGCAGAAGATTTGCTCAATTATCCCACGAATATTTAATTGAACAATTACAATTTACAGGAACTGATAATATAACTTCTTCTAACAATGCCGATGGTATGAAAAGTATGCGTATGAATTTTAATCATCCATGCAAAGAACTTGTATGGGCTATAAAAAAAATTCGA